GGTTGACATGCAGATTGAAGCAAGAGTGGATGAGCTGTGGGTGGTGTATACCATAAAGAAGGGTTTACTTCCGGGGCGGGATGGGGTATAGTGGCTGTGGGCGTGGAATACCTGGGGAAGAAAGAAGGGAAGTTAATGTAGTTTTTACCTTATTAGTACATCTGCTTGATTCTACTGGTTAATATTAGTAATATTAGCTGGTATTCGCTACTAATATATTCACTAATAGGTTTATCTATCAACGACTTAGGCTGTTGACGGGCCCTTTTGTGCCTGAAAAGGGGGTTGTTTTGGATGGGGTTATTGGGAGGGGTATATATAGGGGTGAAATTAGAAAAAAATTTAGGGAAATATATTGGAACTAGTAATAGTTCCAATAGTTCTAATATAGTTATTAGGGAACAATAAGATATAGGATATTAGTGAGAAAAAAGTTATTACTGAAATCTAATATTTTGCTGTTGACCGCAGTCCAGAATGGTGTGCCGGGTTTTGTTTCTGAATTTCAGTTTACGTATAGGTTACTAATATTTTCGGATTTGGGGGCCTTTTCCCCCTCCTCCCAGCACCTGCACCCCTCCCCCAAGGCCCCGCCCCTAAAATAAATTTCCCGGGGTTTATTTCCCAGGCAACAGGGTTTATAATTTATGCGAGGCTGCCTTGTAGCCTCCCAGAAGGAGAATGATTGCACCCCCGGGTGCCATTCTCCTTTTTTGCTTCAGGGGACAGGATTGCAACCGACCGCCACCACCAAGCAGGCATTCCTCCGGGCCCTACATGCCGCGGGGAATGAACGCGACGCCGCCAAGGAGATAGCATTCTCCCTGCTGTCCCTACGCCGCGCCCGCCAGGAGGACGGGACCTTCGCTGCGGCATGGGACGCCATCCTCCGGGAGGTAGACCAACAGGCCGCCGAGCTGGCCTACCAGGCCCAGACCGAATTCCTTCAGGAGCTGCGCCGCACGGGCAGCATCCGCCTGGCCGCCGAGGCCACTGGCATCCCCACCCCACAGATCAGGCACATGCTGGCGGAGGACCCCCAGTTTGCGGCGCTGTATCAGCACGCCCTGGAGCTGGCCACTGATGATCTGGAGGCTGAGGCCCGCCGGCGCGCGGTGACCGGGGTGACCCGCCCGGTGTTCTACCAGGGCGAGGTGTGTGGCGCCATCCAGGAATACAGCGACACGCTGCTCACCCAGCTGCTGAAGGCCAATCGCCCGGAGAAGTACCGCGAGCGTTACGAGGTCACAGGCAAGGTGGACCACGCCCACCAGCACAACATCGACCTCACCCAGCTGGATGACACGGAGCTGGATGTGCTGGAGAAGCTGCTGGAGAAGTCCGCCCCGACCGAGCAGGTGGTTCATTGAGCGCCCTGGCCGCGCAGATCCAGCACCTACCCTCACTGTCCGAGGTACGCGCCGAACGCTGCCGCCGCTCCCTGGCCCAGTTCGTGCGCCGGGTGTTCGAGATGGTGGACCCGGGCGCGGTGTATCTGCACAACTGGCACATCGACCTCATCTGTGAGTATTTGGAGGCGATGACGCTGGGCGAGATCCGCAACCTCATCATCAATATTCCGCCGCGCTTCCTGAAGTCCATTATCTGCTCGGTGGCCTGGCCTGCCTGGCTGTTGGGGCGTAACCCCTCCGAGCAGATTCTATGCGGCAGCTATAATGACGACCTGGCACTGAAGCACTCCATCGACTGTCTGATGGTCATCCGCAGCCCATGGTACCAGGAGATTTTCCCCGGCGTGCAGATCGTCAAGGACGACCAGCGCAAGTTCGACACTAGCGCCCGCGGCTTCCGCCACGCCATCACCCCGCGCGGCACGGGTCTGGGCAAGGGTGGCAACTACCAGGTGCTGGACGACCCGCTCAACCCGAAGCTGGCCATGAGCGACACCGAGCGCAACTGGATCAACAACGTCTGGATCGGTCAGACGCTTGGCTCGCGCTGGAACAATCCCAAGACCGGCCATCGGCTGCTGATCATGCAGCGGCTTCACATGGACGACCCTACCGCCTTCCTGCTAGCCAAGGGGGGCTACGAGCTGCTGAAGGTTCCCCAGGAGCCCGCCGCCCGCACCACCATCACCTTCCCCCGTAGCGGGCGCACGCTGACCCGCGAGCCCGGCGAGCTGATCCATCCCGAGCGCATGGGCCCGGAGGAGATTGCTTACGCCAAGGTGGAGCTGGGCACCTATGGCTACGCCGGCCAGCACCAGCAGGAGCCCACACCCCTGGGCGGCGGCCGCCTCAAGCTGGCCTGGTTCCTGCGCTACAGCGCGCTGCCCGCCCAACCGGATGAGACGGTCATCAGCCTGGATACCGCCGGCAAGGGCAAGGAGATCAACAACCCCTCGTGCGCCCTGGTGGCAGTACGCAAGGACGCGCACTGGTCCATCACCAAGATGTGGCTGGAGCACGCCACCTACCCGGTGCTGAAACGCGCGATCTACTCGCTGTACCAGGACACCCGCGCGGACGCGGTGCTGATCGAGAACAAGAGCTCCGGCCAATCGCTGCTGGACGACATCAAGGAGGACACCAAGACGGACATGCCGGTCATCGGCATCGAGCCGGAGGCGGATAAGATCACGCGGCTGGACACGCAGCTGGCATGGATTGAGGCGGGCAATATGTCGCTGCCCGACCCCACCCAGGTGCATGCGCCGTGGTTGGCGGATCTGGAGGTGAACCTGGCGCACTATCCGAATCCGGTGCTATGGGATCCGCTGGACGCGCTGTCCCAGCTGATAAAGTGGATACGCTTCCGGGACCGCGCCTTCGCCAGCGTCTCCCAGGTACAGGTGGTGGGGATCTGACATGCCAGTAGACCACCAGCACAAGCAGTACAAGCAACACGCCGCACAGTGGCGCAGGTGCCGGGACGCGGCCACGGGCAGCGACGCGGTCAAGGGTGCCGGCCAGATCTACCTCCCTCAGCTGTCCCAGCAGACCATGACCGAGTACGATGCCTATCGTGCCCGGGCATTGTTCTACGGCGCCACCAAGCGCACCCTCCAGGCCCTGCTGGGCGCGGTGTTCCGCAAGGACCCCACCTTCGCGGTGCCCAACGCCATGGAGGCGCGGCTGGAGGACCTGTCGTCGCTGGGCGAGGAGCTGGACACCTTTGCCCAGCGCGTGGTTCGCGAGGTGCTGAAGGTCGGGCGGCTGGGCATGCTGGTGGACGTGGCCCAGGACAACGCATATGTGGCATTGTATCAGGCCGAGGACATCATCAACTGGGACGTGGCGTTCGTGGATGGCGTCCCCCAGTTGACGCGGGTGGTGCTGCATGAGATGTACAGCAACCCGGATGCCGGCGACGAGTTCACCCGCGAGGAGACGCCACAGTACCGGGTGTTGGAGCTGGTCAATGGCCTCTACCAGCAGCGCCTGTTCCGCCGGGCCGAGGGGCAGCAGGAATGGGCCCCGGTGCCGAAGGACGAGGCCGGCAACATCTACCCGCTGGCCCCTCTGCGCAATGGCGCCCGGCTGGACTTCATCCCCATGGTCATTGTCAATCCCACCTCCCTCACCACCCAGTGCGAGGAGCCGCCGCTGCTGGAGCTGGTGGATGTGAACCTGTCGCACTACCGCACCAGTGCCGATCTGGAGCACGGGGCACACTTCACCGCGCTGCCCACGCCCTGGGTGGCCGGCTTCCCCAAGGACACTGTGCTGTATATGGGCTCCACCCGGGCCTGGGTCAGTGACAACCCTCAGGCCAACGCCGGCTTTCTGGAGTACACCGGCCAGGGCCTGTCGGCGCTGTCCACGTTGCTGGAGGGCAAGGAACAGAAGATGGCGGCCCTGGGTGCCCGGCTGCTGGACACGCCTAAGCGCGCCCCGGAGACGGCCGAGACGCACCGGCTGCGCCTGTCCGGGGAGGGTGGGGCCCTAGCCAGCGTCGTGAAGATGGCCAGTTCGGGCCTGGCCCGGGCATTGCGCTGGGTGGCCTGGTGGGAGGGAATGGACGACACCAGCATCGAGGTGGAGTTGAACCAGGACTTCTACGACGTGCGCATGGCGCCGCAGGAGCTGACCGCGCTGATCCAGGCCCGCCAGGCGGGGGAGATCAGCTACGAGACGTTCATCTACAACCTGGAGCGCGGGGAGATGCTGCCGCCGGATACCGACGCGGACACCGAGCGCGCGCGGCTGGACGCGGAGGGCCCAAGCCTGGGCGGCATGCCGTTGGTAGGTGGTCCCGCCTGATGCCCGCCCAGGTGCGCAAGCTGGGCAAGAAATTCCGGGTGGTGGAGATCGATCATGGCCAGGCCAAGCTGATCCGCAACGCCAAGGGCACGCCGGTGGACGGCGGTGGCCATGAGCGCCGCCAGGACGCGGATGCCCAGGCCCGGGCCATCAACCGCACTCTGAGCCGGGCGGGCAAGATATGAGCAACATCGTGAAGTTGAAGCAGGCCCATGAGAAGGAGACCACGCGCCTGCTGGGCAAGTTCCAGGACGCTGGCATGGACCAGGTGGCGGTGGTCGGGACCAAGCTGGACGCGGACGGCATACGTATTGTGCACTACGGCTATTCCGCCCATCTGAGCAAGACCGAGCTGCTGGGGGCCCTGGACGTGGTGCGGCATCACATACTGGTGGACGACTGGGAATGAGCACTTCCAAGAAGATCGCGGACAAGCTGATAGGCCATGGGGTGGATGTGCTGCGCCTGGACGCCGGGCTGCGCCGCAAGGCCATGCGCACCATGCGCGACGTGGGCGGGGAGCTGGCCTCACGTATCGCCGGCATTGACCCCAGCGCCCCGGCCCGCAAGGCTTACCAGGAGCTGCGCCTGGCCAAGCTGCTGGGGGTAAGCAACAAGGCCATCGACCAGGCCTACCGCACCCTCAGCAAGGAGGTGCAGCAGGATCTAACGCACATGGCCATGGCCGAGCAGGATGCCACGCTGTCCGCGGTGAACGGCACCGTCAAGGTGGACCTGCTGTCCAAGCGCCTGTCCCCCGAGGCCCTCACCTCCCTGGTGGGCAATGCCCTGGTGGAGGGGGCACCCATGAAGGAATGGTGGAAGCGCCAGCCCGAGGTGTTCAAGCAGCGGTTCGCCGATGAGATGCGCAAGGGCATCATGGCCGGGGAGGACCTGTCGGGGCTCGTGCGCCGGGTGCGCGGCCGGCGGGAGAATGGCTTTAAGGACGGGCTCACCAACTGGAGCACCAAGAACGCCGAGCGGGTGATTCGCACCTCGGTCAACGCGGTCCAGAACGAGGCACGGCTGGCCACGTTGCGCAACAACGCGGAGTATATGAACGGGGTGCAGTGGACCGCCACGCTGGACGGGCGCACCAGCGACATATGCAAGGCGCTGGACGGCCAGGCATGGGACCTGGACGGCAAGCCCCTGGAGGGCACCACCCATCCCTTCCCCGGCCACCCGCCGGCACACTGGCAGTGCCGCAGCACGCTGGTGCCGGTGCTGAAGAGCTTTGCGGAGATGGCCACCAACCCGGAGGCCAAGGCCCGGCTCAAGAAGCTGAAGCTGCCAGAGGGCACCCGCGCCTCCATGGACGGCCAGGTACCGGACACCATGACCTATGACGGCTGGCTGAAGGGGAAGAGCCCCACCTTCCAGCAGGAGGTGCTGGGCCCGGCCAAGTACGAGCTATGGAAGGCGGGCAAGTTGAACATGACCGACCTGATCGACCAGAGCCACAACCCGCTGACGGT